CGAGAACGTAAAGATATATTTTCACTAAAATTCACTTCATCCGCGTCATATTTGTGCATCTGAATGCGCATTCGATTATAATCTGGAAATTGAGTCATAGCCTCTCGTGACACTCCTAACTTTTTTACGTAATCTTCATATATTATTTTATCACAATTATGCATAGCAGTAATTATTTCGTGGGGAGATCGTGGGTCGAATGCCATTAAAGCTTGATGATATTCTAAACAAAGCCTATAAGATATTGGATTTGTAAACATTGTATCCCACGCTTGGCCTATACAAGTCATAATTAAATCCACCACACTTTCTGACTTCGGAGCCATCAGGCGAGAAATAGTTTCATTAATCGGTTTATACGGAAGTACTTGTAGTTCATTAGGCTTCCCTTTGATAAAATAGCGCTTTAAAAATTTTGGACCTTCAAAATTAAAACCTCCATACTGATTTGGAATCGACAAAAAACTTCGATGCATTTTACGATCACGAATTACACAGCCAAAATACTGTTCGGAAAAATCTGCAAAACGATCCTCATTTATATACTGTTCTATTGATAACGGATAACAATATAAATGGTCATCCCCATACACAGCTATTACTATTAATTTTGCATCTACTGCTGATTGAATAACACATTCTAAACCTGGGTATTCACTCATTACATACACTAAAAAAAATGTAAACATTACCAGTGTACACCACGATCCTGCCGGCGATGTTTCAGGACCACCTGAGTACAATATACCATTTATTATTGTCCATACTGAAGATGTTAAATGACACGTAGGTTTCACTACTATATTAAAAATTAGCTCTGCGTGTGCTCGTAAGAATAAGAAACGTTCCTCATCAGGCATTGCTTCGTAGTCATAATATAATCCGCCTGCTGCAATATATGCCTGCAAAAGAAAATCATTTATATGTTTATCATGTTGATAATAATCTCCTTCCGACCATCCCATATTAGGCAAATCGTAATTCATATACTCTGCAAATTGTAACGCTCCTCCATGCCACCACTTTCGGCCTATATTAATTACATTACCTCGTTCCAATAGCATACGATCTTTTGATATCCACATGCTATGCATAGTATGCTTTAAACCTGGTATAAAAAATTCGCGTTTTTTATGAGCTATTTTATTCACTGCATCTTTATCACCCATATACGACATTTTTCGTTCTCCTTTAAGTTTTATTATATTAAAATTATCTAAAGTAACCTCATCATATGCCAAAGTCCGAGCCACCCATGTTTGATGCTCCTTCGCAATTGTCGCTATTTGAGTAAATTTTTTTCCTGTGGTACGACCAATAATATTAACCCCGGATATCGATACCATCTTAGACGGTCCAGGTCGAATCCCTGAAGATGAATTTAAATTCATTTCTTGTATTAGCTGTGGTAGGTCATACCTAAACTTCAATTTCTTAAAATGTTTAGCCGTTCCCAGCATACCTATAGCCATTCGAAAAGCTCGCGGAAATAGTACCATTAGTCGTGAATGTTCTGCTGCACGTTTTGTATTATCAACAGAAAAGTCATTGAACATCTGAGTTGCATCTTCTGGAGTATAACTCTCATGCGTATGGCACCAATATGGTTTCTTATAATGTCGTCCATACACATAATTCACCAACGATATTTTTCGAATGCACATTTCTTTAAGAGATGGAACACGTTTACTCAAAATACTTTGCAAATCATCTTGTTCCGTATTATACCAATATGGGACTATATTTACTCCTGGTATAACCAACGAAAAATACCACATATCTAATCGTTCTATCACTTTACGCAGAAATCGTATATCTACTCGTGGCACCACATGAACTTTACAATTAACTTCAAACGGTGGACGAATCCGACGCTGAATCGTATGTATACCTGACAACAATAAATCTATTGGAGCCTCTAAATTATCTGTCATCAATTTTACTACATTCCGATCATCTAAGGCATACTCTCGAACTGTTTTATATTGCCAATCTAACGCCATCATTGCTGAATTCCGTTTAATTCCTTCCTTATACCGAGGAACTACTACTGTCTGAGGTTCTTTCATGTCAGGATGTGTAACTATCATATCTGCCTCACAAAAAAAATGATCGCACGTTTTTACGCACCTATAACTAAATACAGACCGCATTTTTACACGTCGACAAAGTAAAAATTTTAACAACTGGTTATTATGTTGTTGACGCGTGGTTAAAAATCTTGAGTCAAACGTATCTATCACTTCGTCCGCAATTCTTCAGAATCAATTGATAAGTGAACAAGCACAATATCAATT